GACAAATTACCGCTTCCACCGCCGGACGAGCCACCACTACTACCACCACCACCACCGCCACCGCCACCGCCACCGATAAAGGGGGTTATGGGAAACGGACTTGTTTGTTCCGTATGCCCTAAATTCTCGCCAGTTTGTTGATTCCCGGCCGGATCATATGTATTATAATGCGCCAAGTCTTGCGTTACACCATCTCCTGTGTTTATTTTACCAGCCTGCAAAGCATAATCTCCATCAACTTCGCAACGTATTAATCCAGTCTGTGTTAACTGGCCGAATGAGGTATCCAATGCACCCATTAATGAATTAACAACACCCAATACTTGTGCTATGGCAGCTCCTGCTGAGGCTGCACTACCTCCACCCACATTAAATTCAGAACCATCGCCTATATTGAGATTCGCCATTTCATAATCTTCATTATTTGTACCAGGAGCGGCGGGACGCATAGTTGTTTGCCCGGTACCTTTATTGCCCATACCATAAAATTCTATTTTTGTTTGATGGTGTATTGGTTCAATTAAGCCGTCGATAGGACGTGCTTGGCCCGATGGCATTAGTTCTCCAGTAGCTGTTTTAGCACCAACTGGTGCTAATTGATCAGGTTTACCAATAATTAAAGTATCATCCATAACTGTTATATGATCAAATACTGTGTTGTTCCAATTAATAACCCATTTAATTTTATTTGATGACGTAGCATCAAACCAATTACCTGGATGGATTTGATAACCAAACTTTCTAAAATGTGATAATACAGCATTAATACGCTTATGATTAACAAAAATATTTGGATCAATTGCTTTTATTGCGGCTTGTACTTCTTTCATCGTCATTTCTGTAATACCAGGAATACGTTGAACCGAAGTAAACTCTGTTTTTCCTTTCCATCCAGAACCATACATGTAAACTTCTTCAAGTAAGAACCAATCACCATAGTTATAAACACCAGCCATACCTGCACCAGTGGAAATAACTGTTTTTACTTTTTCTAAATCAGAAGCATCTTCAATAGCATCATTAATAAATTCAATTTCTGCTTTTACTACTGCATCACCTAAAATTACTTTACCGCGTACCTCGCCGGCTGTTTTTGTATGACTTGCCATACTACTATTTATATGGGAATATTATTGAGACTTCTGTTTTTTCTTTTCTTTAACTGCTTTATCTACTTTAACTGCGTGATTAGCAGTTAATGGGGTTGGACGCTCTTGTTCTGTGCCAAGAGGACTAAACTTACCATCAGGATTATGCTTGTTAGCATCTACGCCTGGATTGGGATTTATGCCTACTTGTGTTAAGACTGTGTCTTTAGGTTCGGTAATTTCTTTTAGTCTCACCAGCTTATTTCCCAGTAAAAAGTATCATTAGTTGTTGTGTTTTTCTTTCTAACAATTGTATATTTTTTACTGGTAAAATGGGTCATTACTTCGCTCATTTGCTCTGTTTGTAATGTACTAATAGTGGTGCCTTTCCAAACTTTATAATAGGACTCACCAGTAGCATCATTGTTTGTCATTGGACTACCAGTAACTGTTGTGCCATTAATTGACACGGTAGTTATATCTGTTGAGGTTATTGTTAATGCGTTAGCTGCAATTGCCACTAATACACGCATTTCTAATATTGAGATTTCTTGAGCAATTAAACTATTGTTTTGTCCACGTTCTCTTGCTAATGTTGCTGTAGGGAAATATGCCATTTAAATTCTCTTCTTCATTGCTCGTTTAGCCATGTCATCTACTGTATTTAGACTTGGCTCTTCTATATTTTCTGGATCACCCATATTAACATCTATCTCTTCACCAGTGTTGAGAGTAACAAACTCATCATCAAAACTTTGTACCAAATGTTTCCAATCTGGTTCCATATCATACATCTGCTTGAAACCATCATAATCAAGTGGTGGGACATCTTCGGGCATCATTTGGATTATTGTTTGCCAGCTTATTCTATTATCACCTGCACTAGTAGAGTCATTGTATTGATGAACTAGATGATCTAACACTTGTTTAAGTGACGTACTTAATGTATCATCTATCTCTTCTTTAAACAATAACTCTGAAACACGCATATTATCGTTCCGCTCTGCCTACTTCTTCCTCACCAACAGCTACATCAGCAGTTGCAAATTCTTCTGCTGGTAGGGGTGCTGTTTCCACCGTTCCAGCTTCAACAGGTATTTCCTCTGCGCCCATTGCCTGTGGTGCTTGTTCTTCACCAGTAAGTATTCTACTTGCTTGTGAAAGTGTTTCACGTGCTGTACCATTAGCGATAACTAATTGATCTAATGTTGGAATAGCAATATTAGCATATGCACTACTAATTTCTGCACCAACTTCATCACGCATTGCATCTAGCAATGGTGGGAGATCTTCGTTGCGTAGTTTACTTAAATCATCAACTGCTTTTTGCACTCTATCTACAACATCCTTTGATGCTAATAATAGTTCTGCTTGGTCTTCTTGACTTTCATATAAGCCACGTAATTTATCTGAAACTTGTTCTACGCTTTCCTCTATACCCAATCCTCGTTTTGCTCGTTTATCTAAATTTTTTAACATTTGAACATTTGCCATTCCACTTCGCATAATGTCATCTAATACATCAATTAAAGGAACAAATGATTTCATAAACACAGCTGGAACTGATCTACCATTTTTTGCCATTTCCATAGCACGTCTAGCCTTTGCCATATCAGTAGCACCAACTAACATACGTAATGCTACCATGCCTTTGGGATCAAAACTATAAGAATCTGATTTTTTTGTTACTTGATGTTTCTCAGTAACATGTTCCTTGTTTTCTTTTCCGCCTGCTTGTGGTATTCCTTTTTTCTTTTTCTTGCCTGCGCCAAATCCGGCACTACTAGTACCACCTTGGCCTGGAATTGTTTGTGCATCTGCGGCGGCAGTATTTGCTTTAGTAAATTCATTAAGTTGAAGCTCAGCAATATGTTTTTCTAAGTTTTCTTTAATAAAAACTTTAGCCAAATAAGATTTTGTTGTGTGTAGTTTGTGTCTATCTTCTGATAAACGTTGCTTCTGTATTTGTTCATTAACAGAAATTAATAGTTTTGCTGACTTGTCTAAGTCAAGTTTACTAATATCTACTGTTACACCAAACGTATTTTGCATACTATTTGCAAATTGTAGTGCTGTTTGCGTTGGTTTAATATCAGTTAAATTCATAGTTGTGTATCCAATATTGTAAAATAAGTTATATGTATTTATTAAAAAACATGATTATAATACATCGTATTTAATGTGTGCTGTGCGGATTCTGCTTGCCATATCCAATTTTTCAATCTATCTTCAAATATATGCACCTTAAACCAATCATTTTCATTAGCATAATATCTCATTCGACCCTTGGCGATGTGTAATTTAGCAATTGCACTAGAATACTTTCCATCTAATTCTAATACTTCTTTATAATGCATCATATTTTCTTGATTGTAAAAAATGGCCAGCATTATTGCTGACTTTTTAATGGCAATATCTTTTTCAATAATAGAAAATCCTCTATGAAATCCTTTCTTTAATATATAACCATACTTGTTTTTCTGTATCCGTATATCTCCTATCTTAATACCTTTTCCAATTTTTTTAACTTTAAGATAATGAAGACGGTTGTCTTTTTTTAGTTGATTAATTAAAGAATCGTATACATCAACGAACTTTCTATCAATCTTTTTCTTTGATTGTTGTTGCATAATATTATTTAATTATAATTTAATTATTAAATTAATTACTGATTAAGCGTCAAACTCATCGCCACCATACTTGAGGCGGTAAGCCATTGGGTCTTTTTCAAACTCAATTTGCCCTGCTGATTTTTTGTTTGGATCTGTTTTGGGTTTTACTAATTGTGCTGTTTGATTTTTTTGTTGTTTGTATAATTTTAATTTATTAGTAATATCTTGTTGATACTTTAATCCAGCATCTCCTTTAGGAGTTGGACCAGTATTATACATTCGTGATGCTTCATCATCTGTTTTTGCACCATATTTTTCTTTTTGTAATTTCCAATATAATCCAGCAGTTCTTATATTATCTTCAGGATCATCTAAATTTACTGAGCGACCAAGATAATTTTCTACATCTTTTCTTGCTCCTGCTCTAATTTGACCTATACCAAATGCAGTACCTTTATCACCGGTGAGTGTTTTTCCAGTTTTATCACTTGTTTGATTAAAACTTGATTCTTGATGTAAATGAGCAGCTAATCTTTCATATGGAATACCAAGTTCTTTTGCAATTTTAGCAATACGATCTTTATATAATTTATATGAGTTTGGAATTTCTAAAGATTCTTTTAAAGGCAACCTAACTTGTATTTCGTTTTCATTTATTTGAGTATTACGAATAAAAGCAATCTTGCCTTCTTTTTTAACACGTTTAAATACAGACTTATTAACCAATCCATTAGCAGTATGAACTTCTCGTTCTGTCAAATCTTTTTTGTATACTGGTTCACTGGAATAAGAAAGTAAAAACTCACTTTCTACTAAATTAATATATACTAAAGCGGCCAGGCCTGCTATATGTGCAAATCTCATAGTTATAGCACTGTTACAACAGCACCTCGTCCTAATCTATTAATTGTTTGATATTTTTCTGCTCTTGATCGTTCATCTTCAAAACTAATCATTCCATCACTATTATCAACATCAATATAATAGTTCATACCATGTATTCTAGTTTCTGTAGCATCAGGATCCGCTGGATCTGTTGCTACTATCATATTACCATGTATAGAAACAACTTGCCATTCTCTATAACCACCACCAGGCTGTGCTACTCTAAACGTAGAACCCAGGCCCATTTGTTTAGTAATAAATTGGGTTTGTTCTGCTTCTGTAAATTTAGGTTTAATAACTAGGCCTTGTGAACTGTCTTTATCAATTCTTTTATCATTTAAATCAACAACAGTTTCAGTATTATCACCTTCATTACCTACCAAAGGTAATTCACTGCCTCGCACAGGGCCGGCAATTGAATATTGTCCTTCAGTAATTGCTAAAAATAATTCTACTAGTTTCATTTTGACGCCGCGTTTAACTTTGTTTTCATTATACTCGCTGGATTTGTACGCATAGTTCTCTTTGACTTTCGTCTCATTTTAGAACCAATTTTTGCTTTAAGCATTTTCAATCTAAAACGTTTTTTAATATCTGGGGCCGCGAAACATTGTGATGGTTTTGATACTATACGACTTTTGCGGCGACCTGACGTACAGCGATACTTACGAACGAGTTTATTGCCAACCCGCCCCCATGCCATTTTTGCTTCAAAGAGTTCTTCTAAATACATTGTATATGTATTTATTAAAGTTTTACACCTTCCTTAAGAAGAACATTTCTAGAAATATATGCTAAAAATTGATGATAAAGTTCTGTTGGATGGCTTAAATCTCTAGCATATGGATATTTAATATTTTCTTCTATACATTCTCTAGTTTGATTCTTAAAAAATTCTGATGCGTAATCCTTTACATCAATATAATTAATAACATTATCCAACTTATCAAATAACACTGTAGGTATATCTAAATCGTGCGATAATTCACGTTGTTTTGTACTTCCTAAATATTTCATAGGTAATTTATTAATTGATGCATTAATTAATGTTTCAAATTCTAATCGAATTCTTTTTTCATGTTCTATCATATCATCTTGGCCAAAGCCTGCTATCTTTTTATATGTAGAAAAACTATCATAAACTACAGAAAATGGATGAAATGATTTAAAAAGAATATTGTTATTTTCACAAATCTCGTTCATAATAGCATAATTTTTAGTTAAATTATTATAATTTTCACAATTACTAGTTATTTGTTGATAATATGGCATATATTGTTCTCTACTAGGTAATACAGATTGATGGTTGTGTTGTAATTCACTAAGTATTACATCATCGTTTTTAAACACGTTAGATGATTCCATTTCTGTTAGGAAATATCTATTAACAAGTCTTCTTCCTGGATTTGTAGGGGACCACAAAACTATATCAGGTTTAATAATATCAATTAATTGATAAAGAGAAATAGCATTTAAATCTGCTGATGCACCAGGTATTGATATATTATACACTTTTGCTTTATTAGATATATTGTTACACCAAACATCTTTATCATCAACACCAGTACCAAATGCTATACTACATCCTAATGTTAATATTTTCAAATCAGAATCAGTATCAAATGGTTCAGACCTGTAACCATGAGCATTAAATGTGTAATTAATATCTTTATTATGATATTTAGGATTTAATTCTTTATGCTGTTTGTTTTTGTTATAATGTTCTTCTGAATCAGTGTCATGCCACTTATAGCTATGACTTTTTATACCATCATAAAAATTTTTATATAATTCATTCGCACTATCAGACAAAGACTCGTTACGGTTACGCTTATCCCAATTAACATACGTACTAAGAATTGGAGGTATGAACGGATTCCAAAAGTTTTTAGTCCATTGAGAAACATTATATAATTCATCGAATTTCATCAATGATATTTATTATGCTACTGTTAATAGATAGACAACTGCGGAAAATAGAGCAGTAATAATGGAACCACTTAAAATATACATAGATTTGTACTTATTTTTTTCGTTAACTAATAGACTATGTCTAATTTCATCGAGTTGTTGCTCAATGACCGTTAATCGACTTTCAATTCGTTCCATATTCTCCTCCAAGTAACCGTAGCGTTCACTGCAGATTTCTACGTGTGCCTCGAGGCTCTGTTTTTCAATATCTGATGGCATAATAATCCTTTAATGTCATACAAAAAATGCCTTCCGCCCGCCCTATATTATGTGCCTTTACAAATGCCAATCATTTCGCCTAAAATGAGCCTAAGTCTCTGCCTAGTATAATTATTTATGAAGGGTGGGTTACAGATTAAAAGGTATTTTTTCGTTTAGAACAAAATATATATTTTTATTACGAGGATTTATTGCTTCCCAGATTGGGGTTTTTAATTTGATTGTTTCTGTTAAATTAACAATTACAGGAACATTTGTAAAATCATTTGTCAGGCCTGATAATGGTTGATCTTCTTGTCCCCGTTCAATATAAAGTCCAATTTGCTCCACAGTAAAAGAAGTAGACCAAAATATATGTTTTCCTTTATAAGAGGAACCAAAATCTAATTGCTTAATATTATCTACTGTATATTTGCGTGGAAGTTCAATATACATAGGATTACCACGTAAACTAATAGTTTGTATCAATGTCTCACAATTGCTTTGTTGATTTCTACTTTTATTCCAAGATTGTTCACTATTAACTATTTGATTTGCATCATCTACAAACGCAGGAACATCTGTTCTGTAAGGTGATACAACACCAGATTGTGTAATATCTATTAATGTGTATATGGTAATAAACTCGCCAACGCCACTTCCAAACTTGCCTTCGCCAGCAATACCATGTGCTCTTTCTTTTGCCATAACTTACCTATAATATGCTATTATAATATTTAGTGCAGGCAAAAAAAAGCGGAGGATAAGTCCTCCGCTCTTTAAAATTACTAGTCTCTAGAAATTTCTAAAAACTGGGTGATTTTACGCTAATCTTATACAAATGTTAGTGCTGAAATTATAACAACTGTTAAGGCCTGTGCGGCTACTGCATCTAAAGCTGCCTCTAGTGCTGTAAAATTTGTGCCTGTACCAGCTGCTACGTGTGCATCACAACCTGAAACGCCTACTATGACGCCTGCGGCTGTTGCTGTGCCTACAACTTCAATTGTTGCATATGATGAAATTGCTCGCAAAACTGCTGCCATATCTGCGTTTGCTGTGAAGTCACCACCTGTTGATTTCAACCATGTAATATCACGACCAATAAGTTCTACTGGATCATGAACATTGGATAACGCATTATTTGTTAAACTTGCCATTTTTAAATCTCCTATATCTTGTAGTGTGTAAACTAATTTACACCGTTAATATTATTTATCTCAAAAATAGAAAATTATTGGCTGTTATTTTACTTCTTCTTAGCACCAAAAGTATAATCAAAATCAGTATCTTGATAGCCAGTTATCCCTTTTGCTAGTTTCTTACCCAACCAATAACCAGCAACACCGGAGGCGGCCGCCGCCGCGGCTTTTGCACCAAAGGATGTTTTTCCTGCTATTTCAGAATTATGTACATCTTTAAGCTCATAACCACCCTTACGAACAAATGTTTCATATGGACTACGTAAATCACTACGAGCAGACTTTGATCTTATTGCTTGTAATAAACGAGTTGTACTTAATTTACGTTCACTACCAAGCAGTCTATTCCAATCACTCAATAATCTTCGTGTTGCACTATATTGAGCATTATGAATACCTAAATTTCGCTCTAAACTCATTAAAAATTGTTTATCAAAATTTGGATTTACTTTACCACTTGCCACTTGCCGCAAATATTGTTTAAATTGTAATATTGGTATATTTGCTCTTCCAGCAGGACCTATTTTATCAACATATCTATCTGCTTGATTAAAAACAGCGACCCAATTATGTAAATCTGTAGCAGTAGTACGAATATTATCAAAACCAGGATTCATCATTGTTTTTTTAGCATATTCTTGTGCAAATTTCATTGAATTAGGATCATGCCGCATTGCCTGAAGTGATAAAACATTCATATAAATGTTTTCTGCCACTTGCTCAGCACTCATATTTTTCAATCCACGTTGATTACGTAATGCTTTTGATTCGTATAAATCTTTAATAAATCCCATAATACTATTTACCCTCCTGCCAGGAAGTTACGTCGTGAAAATTCCAATCTATTAATTAATTTTACAGCGCCACCAACATGGTCTATTGCTACAAATCCTTCTGGACCGGCAACTTCATAACCATTATCTGTTTTATAAAATGCTTGTATGCCTTCTATAGCATTAAGTTTTTTCATTAATATTGACTTAACTTGTATAATTTGTTTATAAACTGCCAATATTGCCAGCAACGTGTTACTATTATCTTCAATAAATGCCCTAGTTGCTTCTATTTTATTAATACGTGCTTCGGCGGCCGGACTCCATCCTGATGCTGTTTTATCAGAAGCACCACCATCTTTAAGTTTATCTATTTCTGCTTGCTTTTTACTATCATAGTAATCAATGAATTCTTTCAAAAAAGCATTAGCATTTCCAACTTGTGGTCGGTCTGCTCTAATTTTACTATTAACAAATGGTTCAATATGTTCTCTAAACTCTTCATTGTTCATTAGTGTATTAAATCTATTTGCATTTATTTTTTGCAAAATTCCTTGTAATTTATCAAGTCCATTTGCTACTTGTGCTGTTTCACGTCCAGTCATTGTAGCACGACCAGTTAAATCTCTATAATCAGCATCTTGTGACCATACATTTTTATTTCCTACAGGGGCGGCCGCACCAAATGATGCTGTCAAATCTGACATCTCAGGACCACCACTATATAATGTGTGCCATACAACACCAATCTCAGCCGCAAGTAATTCTTTTGCTAAATCACTGCCCGCTGGAACAGCATATGCTATTTCATTTGGTTTAAAAACAACATATGACTCACCATCTATATCTTCAGTTGTCAAATCACCTTTAGTAAACATAATATCGCCTTGCAATATACCGTCAAAATTAAGTTTACGCAAATGTTTTAATGCTATATTTAATTTATGTGCTAAACCTGGTATTTTACCATGATTTTTTCTAATATCTGCAGGAGTTTTATTTAATAATGGAGTAGCATTAAATACACTTTTTGTTCCTACAAAAAACTTACCATCTTTAGGATCATTACCAGCAATTACAGCAGGCTTACCATCCCATTTTACAGATATTCTACCCGCTTCGCTTGTTCCTGCTAACATTTCTGCTGTTTGTGCAAGATGATTTATTGCTTTTTTTACACCTTGGTAACCTTGATAAAATACTAAATCCTCTATATGAGTCATATGAGTATTTTTGCCGCCAGTATCTTCAACGATCATCCATTTACATTCACCTTGAACTTCAAATAGTTTCACTGATCGTCCTCGCCTCCAATCCGTGATGTTCGTCCTTGGCGAGTTGTTCTATCACTTGTACGCAACCCAGGTTTCTTAGACGTAACTTTTGGTTTTGCTAGATTTGCCAGATTCGACTCTGGCTGCTGGTAGAGCTGGTTGATATGATCATCACTACCAATACCAGTTATATTTTTAAAACCAGCCCACGCACCACTAGGTAATTTTTTTAAATAATTTAAAATATTATTTCCAACCTTACCTTCCCAATCATGTGATCCTGACGCGAGAAATCCATGGTCTTCTTTTATAAAGTCTTTTGCTCTCATATATCTACACCCTGCATAATATCTAAAAGTTCTGTAACAGCATTGCTGAAACGTGCTTTAGATTCAGGATCAAGCTTCGGGTCTTCCCAATCAACTTTTACCCATCTATCTACAATATGTTCTAATTCTTGTGACATTTCATCAACAATACCACTAGTCTTACCTGTAGGTATACGTGAAGATATTGAGTGAGGTCTATCTATGTGTATGTTAGATGTATCTGAGAAATCAGATATTTCATTCAATCTCATTGTCACCAGCCTTACGTATGCTACGGATAAACTTTTTATTATCCTGTCCACGTATGCTGTTAAGAAGACGGCGTTCTAGCTCAGAAGCAACTTCATGATCATAGTGTTCATGTATAATATTAACTAAATTAATAGCACTATCAATGATATGAATAGCACGACTTTCTATGATCGCACTTTTATTGTGATCCTTATACAAGGAATTCAATTCTTCTAATATTGTTCTAGTCTTACGTTTCATTGTCATATGTGTCACATTATGTTTATTATATTTAGTTAAATTGTGACCCATCAATTATCAAATTTAGACTGTTTACGTATTGCCCACCTACCAAAAGGGCGGACTGACCAAAAACAGGAAAATATTTTCCAATTCGGAATGGTAGGATCAGCATCATCCATGCCTCTCCTAAACACATTATCAGCTTGGGCCCGCAATACTTTTACAGTTTGTGGATTCAATCCTTTTACTGCCACAGTTTTACGCAATGCACCATATAATACATCGTGTATTACCGCCGCCCTTGCAATATCCCAAGGTGATATAATATTCCACATAATGCGATGTATAGATGCTAAATCTGTTTGATACCCAACTGGTGCTGTAATTAAAATAGTGGTTGGTGTAGTTTTTACATCTACATTTAAATTTGTCCAACTAGAAACCCATTCGTCCATCCCAGCACTTCTACTTTTTTCTAATTCATAGGTAAGTGGTTGAGTAAGTACCCAATATTTTGGTCCATGAAATTCAGCTTCTAATAAACCATGCCATGCCATTTTTGATGCTCCTAAATAAATTCTCATGGCGGGATGATTCTTCATCGACAAGTTCCGCCAATGGTATTTATATGTCATCTGAAGCACTCATATTACGTAATAAAGATCTTATTTTGCTTCCACTTGCTTCAGCAGTTACTTTAGGTGTATCCTCATTAGGTTGTACTGTTGCACTTCTGTTTATTCTGTCAAATATATTTGTTGATTGTGATTGTGTTGCTGTATAAGAAGTATCTTCTTCTGGTTGTGCATCTTCTCCCAAGTCTCGTATACGCAAACTGCTTATATCAAATTCCAAATCTACTTTAGAACCAACACCGCTACTACTTCTTGTTTTCATAAACTGTACTTGATAACGTCCACGCTCACGCATTGCTCTACTTGTAAAAATACCAATAACATTATCTGCTGTATTAATTTTACTAATACCACCTGCAATGTGACTATGATCAAATTCTATTTCGTCTACTGCACTTCTGTTTAACTGCGATGCTGTGACAAATACAACATCTAACTCTTTGGATAAGTTACGCAGTTCTTCTGCAACATACTTGTCTTTAACATATAAATCACTTGGTGCTACTTTAGTGCTTATTGGCATACACAAATCTAAATAATCTACTAACACTACGTCTGCTTTCATACCTTTTTGCACATTTAATTCTTTTATATAACTGCGAAAGTCATTAATGTTACTTTGTGCTGGCATATATTTTATTTGCAAGCTGCCTGCTTTTTTACTTACAAGTTTAATTTTCATTTCAACAGTATCCAAATCCTTAAATATTTGGTTTGTCGGAATATTAGATATCATACTGTCAATTCGCATTGCTGTTAATTCCTCACTCAACTCCAATGTAAAATATAATACATTGAGTCCTGCAAGTATCCAATTAACTGAGAGATTTTGCATAAACAAACTCTTACCACTGCCACTACCACCAGCAAATATTTGTAACTCACCTCTATTAAATCCACCAAACAATTTTCTATCAAACATTTCCCAACCAGTGCTAACTTGCCCATTACTTGTTTTTAAATTCATCAAACGTTCACGCGGATTGTCCCAATAATCAGTTCCCATGTCTGTTGTAAGGCCAACCTGCACAGCTTCCTTAATTTTGGCCTCTACTAACCCATAATCACCTTTCTCTAACAAATCCGCACTGTCTAATATCGCTCGTTCTAATTCTTTATGCCTACTAAATTGTTCAAACTCGTCTAATAACCAATTACTATGCTCTTCTAATTGATCCATTACAATATCTTGTAATTTAGAACCTGTTTTGCTGTTTATTTGCTTTACTTCTGGCAATGCCTTATATTCATCTACATAATTTAAAACAAAAGTTGCTATTGGACGCAAACTTCTATCAAAATTCTGTGGATTAAATATATTTTGCACCCTAACAAATGCTTCTGGATTGCTTACTAGCATTTCCAAGTATAATTTCTGTAATTCTACGTTATATTCTTTATTCATATACTATAATTATCTATATTTGTAATCGTTTTTGATGTAATTGGATTTTAAGCCTTGTAGATTGGACATTATCCAATATATTCTTTAATGTAAATATTTTACCATAATTTAATACTGATTCATTTATATCCTTGCAAGTATCATACCAAGTTGGAAAACTAACGTCCCAATTATATTTTAATGCTTGTGTTATAAGTTTATTGCCAGCACTATCATTGTCTGGCATCATTATTACTTGTTTATTTAAACTTTCTATTAAATCTACCTGGGCATCACCAATATCACTACCCAATATTGCAACACCATCTACAGCGATTGCATCAAATGGGCCTTCTGTTACTATAACAAACTTACGATCTTCAGTTTGCCTGTCCATATTAAACACATAACCTGCAGGCGTACTTGTAAAATATTTTGGATTACCCTTAACTGCTAGTCGTGCTGTGTATCCTACTATTTCACCTTGCCAAAAGAATGGAATAATTACACGCCTGTCAAATTTTGTCTCTGTAATTGGTGTCCAGTAATATGGATAATCATTTTCATCCAATCCGCGCTTATGTAAATATTCTAATATAAGTTTATTATCAGACGCTAATGGACTGCTTTGCTCTGGAAAGTCTTTCTTCTCAAAATTAAATTCAACTTCCTCTGGAATTAAATTTTGTTCAATTGCTGTCTCTTTTAATTGTATAGCAGTTAATACAAGACGCTTTATATCAGATTCCGGAGTGCCAAGCCAATCCATCAATTGCCGTAGTTTACGACTTAATGGTCTGCCCGGTTGCCAGCCTGTTTTATACCCACAATTAAAGCAATTATACGATATTGCCTCTCCGTTAAGTATAATACCGCCTCTACCACGTTTGTCTTGCGTTTCTCCGTTATGAACACAGCACGGAGCATTAAAGGATTGCCAACCACTAGAACTTTTCTTTACCCTTCCTGGTAAATTGCTCATAATGACTGACTGTATTTGATTCATACAGTTATTATATAGGAATTACTACTAGAAGTCAAGAATGTATTTCATTATATACTACAGGAAAGAGTTCTTTATAATTTGTACCGCGCCGCTTATCTAATTCAGTGAGATATATATGAAATTGTTTTTGTAATTTTTTGTCAGGAGTGGACTGCTCTATGCTTTTGGCAATACCTCTATAATATTCTTTAGTAGATATTATAATATCTTCATCAAAGTCTTGTAATTTATTAATAGCATCAATATAACCCCAGTCAAGAATTTTTGGTCCAAAAATTGAAGGATGTACATATGGTCGGCCAGCGGCTTGCATTAAACTATTATGTACTATTTGATAATCATCTTTCCCTCTATTAGTAACAATCCATTCATTCCACTCATTTGTTTTTTCCATTAGATCTGGTAAAGTAAATGTTGTTAATGGCATCCAACATATATTAATACCTGTTGATATATCTGTATTTTTAAAAATATACTGAATATTCTTCTCAAATAGTTTGAGATCTAAACCAAACCTAACATATTCTGCCTCAGGTCCCCAACAATCTATACTGCCAGTCACTTTACCACCACGAATATTATCATCTTCTATTAGTTTTTGTAACTTATCTAATCGCACTCTCGTTTTATCATGTTCTACACTAAGATTACTAAAAAATGTTATATTCAAATCAGGATTACGTTGAGTAGATAATAAATCTAATAATCTATCACTTTGTGGTTGTTTAAATGGCTCTCCACCCAAAACATATAACGTACGAAGGGATTTTAAATTTTCCTCCAGCCAAGTAAACATTTTTTCTGTAAGACTTAACTCTGTGTAATCCTCATAAACATCATATGCTACTCCTTCTGTCACAACATCTATATGACCAAATTTGGTATTTTCTGATTGCCAAGTACTACTAAAATGCTCACCACAATATATACAAGATAAATTACAATTATTACTAAAATATATCTCTAACTCTGTTGGAGAGACATGTACTGCTTGCGGATTATCTAATAATTCTGGAGGTGAACCAGGGGCAAATGGATGAGTTAAATGTAACATTCTATCACTCATTCCACCAGCATCTTCTATAACTCTACAATGCTCACACCCTTTTTCAGGCCAAACGTTATCAAGCATTTGTTGTCTAGCAAGTAATTTTTCTGGAGTATTATGAAAATCAAAATTATCCGGAATAGCATCATGATTTACTCTATGACAACTGGCCGTCGTTCCTTTAGTAAGAAAAACTGTACTATGTGCCCATTTTAAACGACACTGTAAATCTGATTGTATTGGATGCAGTACTGCTGTTTTTTGAGGTTTATGCATTTACTTAACCTTTTGGATTAATTGTATATTACGGCGTTTAGTTCTGCGTTGTGCTAGTTCATTCATACTAACATATGGACCATGGACTATTTCTACGTCTTTAGCCATAAATGTTTTAATAAATGGTTTAAATGCGATAAAGTCTCGTTTGAGAAATATGTTTATAGGGAACATTCTATTTGATTCCCACCACCATACTTCGCCCAGTTCTAAAAACTTTTCTTTTGTCTCTATGTTTGGTAGTGCATTAAAATCGTAAACGCTTACTATAGTTGCATCTTTATTAAGAATAATACCAACGACTTCCCTATCAATATGTTTAATATAACTGATAAAAGGATACTTTTCTGTTAGCTCTTCGTATATGTTTGGCATATAAATATAATAAAAGGTCTTATAATATGTTAGTTACTACGGTCTATTTATATAACCAGAATGTTAATCTGAAAATAAAGGCGGACACTGATAAGGAGCATTGGGGGTATGAAATGTATAATCATCCTATAAAGGTATACAAGGGTATTGACAATACCATACAATTGTCACTAAAGAACGATAATCAAAAGTCGTTAACGATCACTGATAAAACAATAACGTTTAATATTTTAGATAATGTTGGTGATACTGGTGTGTTATTAAGTAAAACGGCCACATTAGTAGATGGAATTAAAGGAACGGCGAAAGTTGTTATAACAGAAGGTGATCTACTAAATTTAGACTCTCAATATCTTAATTACTCTGTAACAGTAGTAGACGGTGAATCCAATACTAGTATTGGTTATGTAGATGGCGCATATGATGTATTAGGACAATTACAAATTTCAGATGGTGTTTTTCCAACACTTACAGATAGTAAAGTATTAAACACAGCAGACTTTACCATCTCAGGTTCAACTCATACAAGTAATCCATTAGTAGCAGATTCAAAACTTAATCAAAATACAGCATTACAAACTGCGGCGTTTTATTTTTCAGGTACATATACTGGCACTATTGTAATACAAGGTACATTAAATGAAAATATATCATTAGCAGATGATGATTATTTTGATATTAAAACATTAAATTTAACTGACCAAACTGGTGTTGGTTATACAAACTGGAATGGTGTTCATAGTAGAATTCGTATTAAATGTACTCCTACATCAGGTGGATTAGAAAAAGTTTTATATCGTCCTTAAATTCTCGTACAGTTATAAAAAGCAGTAAATAATAATATGCGTATAAAATTTATCGTATTTGGCTCAAACGCCGACACAGGTGATCTAACCACTGAATTAAGGCAAGATGGCTCACTTGAAGGAATAAATGATTATTTTCTAACGCCAATATATTATTTCTTAAAATCTTTCTATAAAAAAATTGGAAAATACTATAACAAATACATATGGCTACCTACTGAATATGGTGAATTCAAGAATACTAGTGTAAAAAATATAATATCCATAATCGAAAAAGAAAAACCAGATATTATTTGTTTCTCTATGTTTTTATGGAATTTTGATGTACAAATAAAAATAGCAAATATAATAAAACAAAAACATCCTAATATAAAACTTATTGCTGGCGGGCCGAGCATTGATCATAAAAATCCAAATACTGCTAATAACTATCCTTTTATAGATTATTTTGTCTATGGTGATGGTGAAAAAGCTTTTACTATGTTGTTAGATAGTTTTTATGAGCCAATAGATGAAAGAACAATACCGAATTTAATAACAAAAGAATTTAAAACTAATCACGAAATCTTACGATTTAAAGATTATCCAGCATTTAGTCCATATTGTGATTTAAAAGAAGACTTTATTAATGAACATAATCAGATTACAGATTACTTAAACAAAAATACTACTAATAATTACGTACTTACTTACTCTTTCGAAAGAATACGTGGTTGTCCATATGCTTGTACGTTTTGTGATTGGAGTGGTGGGTTACATCACAAATTAAACAAAAGATTGGGAGATTGGAAGGAAGAAATAAAGTTTCTTTCAAAATTTAATAACATATCTATGCATTGGATTGATGCTAATATTGGAATGATGAAGGAGGATATTGAAATATTTAAATTTGGTCTATCATACACAACTAATTCTTTTTCCTTTAGCGGCGGGAACATGGCAAAATTACATAAAAGC